TGCACCATTGTTTGCTAAAGCTGTTATTAAAGGTGGTTCGATTGTAACTGTTGCGGCATTACTCGAACTGGTAACATCAGAAACTATCATATAAATTTTACTATGCGAGTTGAATTTGATAAAATCCCCAGCTAAAAATCTTCCAGCACCATCTCCAGCAAATCCATCTAAAGCAATCGTTGTATCTCCAACTGCATGAACTCCATTAACTAAAACTGATCCTGTTTCATTTCCTCTAGCATCTTCAATTTCAGGAGGAATAATTGTAAAAGTTTCTTTTCCTGATCTTTGTTTAACAATAAAAGCCATTAACTCTCCATAAGCACTTGAACGAGTTGAGGTAATAATTGAAGCAGTAAAACCCCATCTTTGTCCATCAATTTGTCTTGCTAATCTTTTACCACTATCTGATTTAGAAATAATAGTAGTTTGCATGGACTTGATGCCCATTGTTGAAAATTTTGAACTTGCTATTGGAAATGCACCACTCATTAGACTATGCTTCTTTCTCCTCTCTCATTAACAGCTTCATTAATAATACTTGATATAGTTCCTCTGTTGTTAATTAACATATCATTAAATCCAGTAGCATCTAAAGTTGTGATACTAAAATTAACATTAACAGGACTTCCACCAGTTCCTCTTGCATTTTGAGTTATCTGTCCTGAACTATTAGGAATAAACAACTCGGGTCCACGTTCTCCTACGATTGCTGGTTGACCTTTGCTTACTGCTCCACCATGTTGAAAACCTAAAAGACCAATAAGTGCCATTGGATTTCCTGACATAGCCATCATAGCTGTTTGAATCCGTAGTTGATCTTTCATTATATTTTTTTGCCTCTCTAACCACATAGTTTTAATTTTTTGATAAGCTATATCAATCGCTAGTCTAATACCCATCTCTATCATGTATGACAAAATACTTACTAAAATAGTTTGTGCCATTTTTCTAAAAGTTTCTCCTAATTTTTCTCCAAGTATTATTGATCTTGCTAAAGCATCAGAAAATTTTGTGATTCCATTATTTATACCCTCTGCAATAATTGTTTTAATATCTTTAAATTTTCCCAACATATCCTTTAACGTTTCTTCGTTTAAATCTCTTAATATTTCTACCGTAGTACGGTGTCTTAAATTATAATCATCTACTGCTTCTATTAATTTTCTATGTGATTCAAATATATTGAAATATATTTTTTTTTGTTTTTCTAATTCTTTTGTTTGTTTTTTTGTTGTTATGATTATTTTTTCTCCAGCTTTAGCTGTTTCTTCAAAAGGATTAACAACTTCTTTAGCAGTTCCTAATAAATCTCTAATTCTTTTATTAAGATTATTTAAAATTAAACCAACACCAACTAATATTTTGATAGTACCACCGAAAGCAACAAGTAAAATTCCTAAAACATCTATTAATTCCCTAAAATTTTGAGTTAAAATTTTTATTGCTTTAGCGGCATTAACAATGGCTATTGCAAGGTTTTTTCCTATTGTTATTGCCATTTCTTCTATTTGTTTTGCATTATCTTCTAAAAATTTATTAAGATCGCCAAATTGTCTTTTTAATTCAGAAAAGAAACCAGCATCTAATAAAATTCTTTTAAAATTAAAAACTTTATCGCCTATCATTGAGAGAGTTCCACTAAATGTTTTAGCTAATTCATCTGTTGCTCCATCAAACTTTCCACCCTCTCCAAAAACTCTATCAAATGCCGCCGCTGTTTCTTCTACTGAAGCTGTTGCACCAGCTTTGAAACCCAGCATATCTTTAACACCTTTATCTCTAAATAAATCAGCGGCAGAAATACCAGCTGACAATGATCTTTGAATTTGTTCGGCAGTTGTTTTAAAATCTAGTCCTGTTACAGCCGCAACATTACCAGTAATTTTCATCAGGTGTGCTAATTCTTCTGCGTCATCACTAACAACAGCAAGAACTCCTGAACCTCGTTGTATTTCTTCTAGGGAGAAAGGAACTTTAGAAGCAAACTTCGCCATTTCATCAAAGGCTTTTGCACCCTCTTGGGCTGAACCAAATAAGAATTTTAATTGAACTTGTAAGTTTTCAATTTGCTTTCCTGTATTAATAATATTTCTAATAACAAGACCAGCACCTAAAGCTATAAAAGAATTTCTTAAATTAAAAACAGAAGCTTTTAATCTTGATAAACTTCCTTGTAAACCTGTTAAGGCTTTTTTCGATCTATCTTTTGCTACTATATCAATATTTAGTTTTTGTGATGCCATTTTTATCTTCTATGTTTAGCCATTCGTTCTTGACTTTTATACTCATCTTCTTCTTTTTTCAAGTATGCTAACCATAAATTATAATGGCTGACTGGCATATCTAAAACTTGTTGAATGGTAATTTTAAGTCGGTCAGCTATGATAAGAAGCGACCTTGTTGAGGGATCGCCAACTACTTTTTTTCGGCTTCCTCATAATTGGTATCGGCAAGGATTCGATTGGCTACTGTTGCAATAACATTTGAATCTGCTTTTTTCCTTAAAGGAAATTTATCCTCAGGTTCAAAAGCTTTTTCTAATTCACCTTTATCGTTCTTAACTTGAAGCTTCATAATCAATAAATCTACCAAGACAGTTAAGTCTTGGAAGTTGTTTGACTTTTGAAAAATCTTATTTTTTTCTTCAAGAGTTAAAGGTTCAGAATAAAAAATAGACGGATTACCATTAACATCTTTCCACTCCTCAACTTCGATAGTGATAGTTTTTAGAGTATCGAAATGTGATTTAACTCTGTCAATGACTTTTTCAGCCATAAATTATTGTTAAACTGTACTTACTGTTAATGTACCATTACCTTGAAAGGTAACTGATCTAGTTGCCATTGAATCCATTGAGTTAGTTGTACTCATACCAGTTATAATTCCCGAACCAGTATAAGTTCTATCTCCAGAAGTTGCACCCTCTGGATAAAGAATAAATGCAATACTAGAACCAGCTAACAAGGTTGCTTGAGGTGCATTAGCTCTGTTGAAATTCATATCAAGACTTCCTGAAAATGAAGTTCTTCCAGCTGTAAAAGATTTATCTGAATCTGATAATGCTGTGCTTTCAACAACATCTCCAGTTGTTTCTAATGTGAAACCAGTCAAATCTCCTATTGCTGTACCACCAGCTTTTACAAGTCCTTCTTTTCCGTGAACTACCGCCATTTTTTCTCCTTATTATCTTTTTCTTTTTCTATTATTTTTGGTTTAGCAATTTCTTGCTTTCCAATAGCTTTATAACCAAGACTTTCAAAATGTGCAAGATTATTCTCACTTACAGTAATTTTATCTTGTCCTTTTATCATTTGTATATCTCTAGCCATAATATTTTATACCTTTCTTAATTATTATCGTCAAGGTGTTCCTGATGTAAATGTGTATATACATCTAGCAACCATTCTAACTCCACCAATAGGAAATATTGTACCCTCATCAGTTTCTATTGATATTACTTCTGTATCAAGTGCATTAGAATCTCTAGTCCTATCTAAATCTAAAGCAGTTTCAATAGCTGTAATTAATTGGTTTCTAGCTGTATCAATATTTGATTCAGCACCTTGAACAAAACCCATTATAACAAAATCTACTGTTCCTTGTCTTGTACCTTCATTTAATGAAGCATCTTCTCTAGTTTCTTCTGCTGATTCAACCCAAGCACAAGGGTATTGTTGTTGGGATAAATCTCTTGGTTCAAAAGGTTGTCTTGTAATTTTTTTTAAAGTTATCGGACTACTAATTGCAGTTAATACAGTAACAATATTAGAAGCTATATTTTCTCTTACACTCATCTAGTTCCCCATTTTCTTTTAAATTGTTTAGTAGCAAAACGAATAAACTCTTTCCTAATAAAATTGCCCTCTTTAGGAGTAAACCCAAAAAAAGGTCTATCTTGATCTCTGGTAATATGTAAAGCCTTTTCTTCTTCTTCTTTTCTCCCAAAATAAACTGCCGCTTTCCTTTTATTTACTAATTTTGTTTGAATTGAACCTAACATACTTCCTGTTAAACGTAAATCAACTGTTGTAGGAGCACCTATTTTTGTTAAATATTTTCGATAAGAATCAGAATAACCTGAAAATCTTCCAAATAAGCCTGAACCTTTTCTGCTTCTTTCTAGGATAATTTCTTTTAATAAAAAAGCAGATTGTTTTATTCCTTTAGTAGCAACGTCAGGAATTTCTTTAAAAAATCTACTTATTTTTTTATTAAGTAATTTTGAATTTGTACGGAATGATACACCAATCATTATCTCTGAAGTCTTTGATAACCAACAAGAGGTTCCCTTTCAGAACTTGAAATTTCAGTATCTCCTGAAGCATCATATTCAACACCATCTTCAATAATAGATTTAAACTCGCTTGAATATCTTGACATATAAAAATCTGCCATACGTTCAAATTGATCTTTTTCTGCTTCAGGTTTGAATTTAGTTAATGCTGGCATAAGGAATCTACCCATAAATAGATAAACTCCTGCTCGTTTGAATTGATCTAAATTAACTTTGGTAGTAGTTAATTCAGGAGTTCCTAAAACAGTTATATCTGTAAATACATTAGACTTATAAGATTGCCACCAACGTATTCTTAAATCTCTAAAAACATCATTAGTAGTTTGTACTAACCAAGCTGTTACTTCTGAAGCACCACTAGCAATTCCATAGCCAAAGGCATTAGGTTGATAAGCAACAACATCAGAAGCCGCTATAACATCTGCTCCAGTATAATTCGCCATCTTATTTTATCAAAGCAATTATAACAATAATAACAACAACAATAGCAATCGCTATCTTTGGATTATCTTTTGCTAGTTTCCAATATTTTGTCATTTCTTTTTTCCTTTTTTCTTTGGTTTTAATTTAACGACATTTTCTACATCACTTTTAACTTCTTTTACCTTATCTGAAACTAATTTAAAACCCCTCATAGCAAAGTGTTTTATATTGGCTTCATATTGCATTTTGCTTCTTTCAATCGTTTTTTTTCCGTTTGTTAATTTAACAAGTATAACATTTGAGGTTATTTCCACCATAATTTTTTCCTTTTCTATTTTGTACTAGAGGCGATTGTTAAACCGCCTCTAATATTTATTTATTACAGAAGTGATGAATCCATCATTAACTCGACACCATAAGTATCGTGTAATTCTGATGTTCCATATACTGAAGTTGCCACAAGTTCGTCTGCTCTTAAACTCGCATCTCTTTGAGTTTCAATTTTCAAATCTTGCATCATAGCAAGACCTAAAGCATCTCTGTGGAATACAGCACCTTTATAATCGCCTGTTGTTCCTGTGTTAGAAATGTTAGCTGATTCGTAAACATTACATCCAGCTAATCTTCCAACAAACCCAGTTCTCATTGCTTCGTTAGCATTGTCACTTGAGTTAGGATTAGCAAAGGTATTAGTTAAAGCACCTTTTAAGTCGTAAGCTATATAGGGATGTACTACACATGATAAATCATTTGTAGGAACAGATTGCGTTCTCAATTCAGCTAAAGCTTCGAAAAGTTTAGCCGCAGAAAATGCAACATCCGCACCACCCACTATTTTACTAAAGCCATCAAATAGAGTAACTAAATCTACATCTATTTTTTTGGCGATAGCTTCACCGAACAATTTACCAATATCAGCGGCAACATTTCTAGGAGAGGCATTTCTACCTAAATCTGTTAATGTTGTCATAATACCAATTTCACTTGCTGTTATAGTAACAGAAGATGGATTGATTGCAGTATTGGATAAATCAGTTGCTTCACTTACAGCCGCCGCACTCACAACAGCATAAATTGGTACCTCTACACTTTTTCCTCCTCCAGAAATAGCATAGTTTTTGACCAATCCACGCATTAGTGAACGTTCACTTGCCACAAATAAAGCTTCGGCTACGATCTCTGTATATAGTTCACTAATCGTTGAACTAGTTGTTTCGTTTGCCATTGTTATTATCCTTTATTGTTATTTGTTTAAATTAATCTGAGTAGGTTTAGAATCACGTTCATTCCTATATTTTGAATAGGCTTCACGATCTTCCTTTTTACTCATATCTAAATCCTTTATATTAAATGGTTTTACAGTTTTACCACCGACAGCACTCACACTTCCGCTTCCAGATGGGGTATTCGTTTGAAAATGTGGATAGTCGTTAAGAAATTCCTGAACTAAATCTGGAATTGTTACTTGTCCCCCTTTGTCGTTGTAACGAACTTTGCCATTAATGTCAACAACCTCAACCGAACCTTCTTTATTTAATTTGATTTTAGGTTTGAGTAATTGAGCAACTTGATCAGGTGCATTGGATTGATATTTACTTGCCGCACCTCTTAAAGCATCATTA